TGTCACTGTAAAAGCGAGTAACCTCGCTCCCGGTCTCTGGAGGGTGGAGACTCCCGGGGATCGAGAGCGGTGCTAGTCATCGCTTTACTAAAATAATCATATAGCTATATGACAGATCTAAATACTGAGGGACCGACAACCGGTCAAGGTGTAGCGGCTGGAGGAGTCGACAAAGCAAAAGAGGCGGCTCTAGCTGAGCAAGGCGACGAGGCAACTCCGACGAGTACGGCTGTACCAGCTGACACTCAAGTCCAGGCTCCAAGTGCTGACGACGTGACGACCAGTGGAGAGCCGGCTGACGCTGAGGATGATGCGGCAACCGCTCCGACTCCAGAGGAGCAAGCTGAGCTCGATCAGATGGTCGACTATACAGTCAGAGAGGGCGACGAGTTTCCAGATCTCCCAGATGGTACTCCGGTACGAGCTGGAGACGTGGTAAAACTAGGTAAAGATCATCCTCTCCTCGAGGGAGATGACGCTGATACCTCAAGCGAGGACGGTCAGTAAGACAAGTCCTTTACACAATTAAAGAGTCAAGGGAGCTGATACTGTATCGGCTCCCCTCCTCTCTAATTATGGCGATACAATTTACAAAGACTCAGATCGTTACGGCGATCGTCAAACATATAATCGAGCATGGTCCGATTACTCATACGGCTATCGAGACTCGAGCTCAGTCGATGAGCTGGTATACGATGGATCGTTTTGATAAGGTCATCGAGACCATCCATCGTCATCCTCAGATCTCCAGCTCGGTCCGGGACGACGACGTTTACTATAAGAAAAAAGCGACTCGAGCGAGCAAACCTAAAGACGTCGGGTACCTCGACTGGAAAAATCGACCAGGCAATTATCCAGAGGCTGACGAGATGTCCGGGATCCATCCAGTCTTTGAGGAGGGAGATAAAATGTGTAACTGTATCCATCATCTCTCGAGGGATGAGATCCTGGAGTATCGTAAGCGTAAAGCTCATCATCGGTACTGTAATAAAGATCCGGAGCGAGCGAAAGTTATCAGCAATCTATATAATAAATACTATGGGAGAGAGTCAGATCCAGACGAAAATAATCAAACAGCTCCAGAGCAAGGGAGTCTATTGCTGGAGACAGAATAACGGAGGGACCTGGGATCCTAAGATGTACGGCGGTCAAGGAGGCTATCGTGCGAGCTCTCAGAGTAAGAAAGGGATCGCTGATATCCTCGGAGTGCTCCAGGGCGGTATCCATCTCGAGATCGAGGTCAAGAGTAAGGTCGGTAAACAATCCCCGGACCAGGCGATCCATCAAAAGCGGATCGAGGCTCTGGGAGGCGTTTATATTTTGGCGAGGTCGGTAAAGGATATATCTCATTTATGCGATGCTTGATCTGTAATAAAGACGGTAAGGTGGTCCAGGGCGTAAAGGTGTACGTCACGGCTTGCGACGCTCATGCTGATCTATATCGACGCCTGGAGGCTCAGAACGGAGTCCAGCAAAGTAATGAGATCAAGAGTGTGTATAAAAGTGGACGGCGTATACGATAGTATGATATCATACTGGAGTAACAGAGATAACAATAATTTTTTATGGAAACTAAAAAACAAATAACAGAGGTCAAGGATCAAGTCGGTAAGATGAGCGAGGCTATCGCTAGTCTCCCGGCTGTCATTACTAATCAAGAGGAGTATAATGCGACTCAAGAGATCGGGAAAAAGGTCGGAGCTCTCCTTAAGAATATCGACAAACAAGAAAAAGCGATCACTAAGCCGATCAATGACTCACTCAAAAAGATCCGGGATATGTTTCGACCGTTTAAGACTCAAGTCACTGAGGTCAGTAACGATCTTAAAAAGCGACGTCAGATGTGGATCGATGCTGAGGCTAAAAAGGCTAAGATCGAGGAGGAGCGTATCGCTAAGCGAGTAGAAAAAGGAACGATGAGAGAGGACACGGCTGTCGGTAAGCTCGCTGATATTGAGCAAAAAGCTCCGGACGCAAAAGGTGGGATGACGTCGGTACTGGTCGTAAAAGTCATCGATGTTAAACTGATCCCCGAGCAGTATCTAATGGTAAACGCAACTCAGCTCCGAGCTGATTATCGTGAGGGTATTGAAGTCCCGGGTGTGGAGTTTATTTATGAGAAACGAGCTAGGAATTAAAACTGTATGCAAAAATCAAAAAAGCGACTGACGCTAATGGAACGGATCCGACGAGCATTACGCTCTCCGGAGCAACGTAAAAGAGATCTGATCAAGTCTCGAGATCATCGTCGATATATGAACGGATGGCGTCGTCATTGTGCAACTCGATCAGAGATGAGACGGATCGGATCCCGGGCTAATGCTCTGAAGATGGCTAAGTTTATTCGGCTGGGATTGAAATAGTATGATTAACAAGAAATGTAAACTTTGTGATAAAGCTTATAAAGTGGCTCTATATAGAAAAGAGTCAAGCAATTTTTGTTCATACTCTTGTCGTGGCAAAAGCCGGACTGGTAATAAAAATTCTAACTGGAAGGGTGGCAAAGTTAAAAGAAGTGATGGCTATTCACTTGAGAGAATTAAAGTCTCAGCTAGAGATGAGTCTGGTAAAAAATATGATTTAAGTCACCGTTTAATAATGAGCAAACATCTCGGGCGTAAGCTTTTAAAGACTGAGATTGTACATCATATAAATGGAGATAATTCTGACAACCGTATCGAAAATCTTGAGTTAATGAATCAGTCGTATCATGCCAGTCTTCACTCAAAACAAAGAGTTCGTAATTCTAAAAAACAATATGTCTAACCTACCCCCACATCCCCGATACAACGGAGTCCAGGCAATAAGCTGGTCGGACCTGATTGCTATCGAGAGTAACGTCGCCACTTGGTATAAACGCGCGACTGGCGTAATGGATAAACGTGAGAGTCCAGCTATGGCTTTTGGTACGCACGTCCATAACATGATTGAGCGAGGAAAACTAAAGTTAAAAGGCGTACCGAAAGGAGAAAGTCCAGAGGAGACTATTGTCGCCACCATTAAATATAAAAAGGGTGGTAAAAGCTGTTCTTTTGAAATTGTAGGGACTCTTGATGATATTGCTGGAGGAGGTGATATCATTCTGGAATATAAAACAGGTAGACTTTTATGGTCCCAGCAACAGGCTAACGATCATGGTCAGCTCCGGACGTACGCTTTACTCCGTAAGTCTGTCACTGGTAAGGCTCCGACTCGAGCTCTCCTTATCTCCCTGGAGACCGCTAACGATGAGGACGCCGGGATCTATCTCACTGGAGAGAGGAGGGTGCTGACGGTCGAGATAACAGCTCTCGAGATCCTCAAGATCCAGGCTCGCTTTATTGCGGCGTACGAGAAAGCGTCGGATTATATTGATACTTTATGACAATAGAAAAACTAGAGAAAAAAGTTAATAAAGAATTAAACAGAATACAATATATCAAAAAATTGCAATCACTTTTAAAAACGCCCGTCGTTAGTAATAAAGAATTAAACAGACTGGAAAAAAAGTTAATGAGAGGGATGATATCTGGGGATAAATACATACTTGATATCATATGATTATGTGATATCATACTAAGTGACAGAGGATGGTCGGTCGACAACTGGGGATCAAAAGGATAGAGAGGACCTTACGGATCTAACAAGATTCTAAGGCACTATATCCTCCCCAGTCGTCGATCGAGCATAGTCTCTATCGTTAATAAAACTGTTAAAATAATCGACTATATGTCAAATACACCAACAACAAAAGCAACGACCAAAAAGGCTCCAGCTACTAAAAAAGCTCCCGGACTATCTGAGGAGCAACTCGCTCGACTCAAGGAGCAATCCGGAGTACAAGCTGGAGGCACACGGCTCCCAGTATTAAACCGAGTAGCGTTAAACGGAAACGCTGACGCTGTAGAGGTCGAGGGTACGGACACAATGAAACGACCGCCGGTCAATTATCGTAAGATGATTATGGTCGGTAAGGACTCTGATAAGCGTCCAGAAACGGAGGATCTAGGATCTCCGATCGAGGTCACGTTTGTAAAGATCCGACGACGACTGATCGCTCGAGACTCGCAAGGTTTCCAAGTGATGTCATCATCTCAGCATGGTCATCCGACTCATACTGTAGTGATTTGGAGTGATAATAAGATGATCGCTAAAGGACCAGCTCGAGAGATGCGAGAGCAATTCGAGAATCTCCGGACTGTCCAAGAGGTATACATCTTACTACCCGACGGAGAGCTTGCTCTATTGATCGTCAAGGGAGCGGCTCTAGGGTCTAAGACTCGAGATCCGAAACTGGATAGCTTTTACGATTATCTCCAGAAACTCGATAAAGAGGGAGGGATATTTATGCGTAAAACTATCCTCGCTGGAGTCCTGGAGAAAGGAGCTAAGGACTTTTACACGATGACGTTTGAGATGGGACGTCCGTGTACAGATGAGGAGCTTGCGAGCGTACTAGATCAGTCTGACGAGCTGTCAGAGACGATCGCTAAGTACGACGAGGAGCAAGCATCGATCGCCTTTACAGATGGAGAGGAGGTCGAGGATGATGCTGAGCTACCGTTTGAGTCTGAGGGAGATGAGGACGATGCGAGTGAGCCGGCTAATCCGGACAAAGCGTTTTAATACGCTGATTGTAAAGTAAAAATCCCAGTTTAAATACTGGGATTTTTAGTATTTAAAATAGTCTTTTTGACGTATTCTAAGGCTATTTCGACGTTTTTTTGTATTTAAATGGCTAGAATTAGCGATTTAAAGAGTGGATTTTTACTTTTCTTTATCCCTCGCAAGCGACACAAACGCCGTCGTCTGGTATTGCTGGGAGGATCTCGATCTTTACCTCCGGCTCGAGTGATCGATAGTAATCGAGCTGAGCTTGCGTCTCTATAACTTTAATGTCGACGTCTCCTCCAGGAAGCGTCCGGCGTATTCGATCTCCGATTATCATAATGTTAATTATATACTATCCCGGGAGGCTATCGAACCAGGCGACGTCCTCCTCACGCTGTCGTCTCTCTTTAGCTGTCATCGGTACTCGACAGACGTACTCGGTCCGATCTTTTGAGTGCCATACTAAAGCGATATCGACGTCATCCTCCAGGGCTCTAAGTGCCGTCCCGATCTCCTTGAGACTGTAGCCTTGCGAGAGTGCGAGCTGTTTGAGTTTTTTTTTAGGGATCCAGGTCGTCTCGTCGACGGTAAAATCGACTCCCAGCTTAAACTTATGGAGGTAGTCTCGATATCGTTTATGGAGCTCGGTCTTATGGCTTGATCGTTTTGTCATAAGCAATCACTTTTTTACTCACTCTAAAAAATCCTTGACTCAAGAATCCCTGGAAATGCAATCCCTCCAGCGTCCTCACTCGAGAGACAGCGACGTACGCCTGTCCCTCAGCGAAAGCGTGCGAGACGTCGACGATCGCTCGGTCCAGGGTCATCCCTTGAGACTTATGGATCGTGATCGCCCAGGCGAGCTTGAGAGGGAGCTGACTGATCTCAGCATAGATCTTACGATTTTTACCGTACCCACTGGACGCCTCCCAGGTCATCGGATCAACCTCATACTTGAGACCGTTTGTCAGCTCGACTATTACCGAGTGACTCTTGAGCTCGATGATGATCCCTTGCGTACCGTTTACCCATCGGAGCTCGCTATCATTACGAGTAAAGAGGACCGGAGTACCGACTTTAAGTATCAGTCTCTCCGGGCTGAGACAGTTTTTAATGAGTTTCTCGATGGCGTCTGGATACTTACCCTCTTTTTGCATAACGTACGTCTGAGGAGGCGTTTTGAGCCGCTCCAGCTGTCGATTATTGATGAGATCGACCTTTTTATTATGCGTATCGAGTCGGATCTTTGGATTTTCAACCTCGTCAGCGTCTTTAATAATGCGAGACCGGATGATATCCTTTTGGGGTTCCGTAAGGAATCCCGCTCGGATGTTCTGGAGGATCTCAGTAAAGACCAGCTCAGTCTGTCGCTTTTGCTCAGTCAGATAAGCAACGGTAAAATCTCCCTCGTCCCAGTCCTCAGACTCGAAAGCAAATCGTCCCTTGACTGGAGGGAGCTGGTAAAAGTCTCCGACGACAATGACTCGGATCCCTCCCATAAACTGATTACGTCCTCGAGCTCTTTTTGCGATCCTATTGAGGCTCTCGATCAGTGATGATGAGACCATCGATATCTCGTCGATGATCAGTGTCTCAGTCTCGACGTAATTCGTGTATGAGTATCCATCGAGGATATCGTCGACGTCCTGGTCCGAGAGCGGCTGATCGTTACGGAGTCCTCCCCAGCTATGGAGCGTCCGTCCGTTTACATTTAATGCCGCTATCCCAGTCGAGGCGGTCATTACCGGGAGCTCCCCGTTATCCTCACTCCAGGCGACGTATTTATTTATAAGGTACGACTTACCGGTCCCGGGAGCTCCGGTCAAAAAGACGTTATCGTTTGTATTTTTTAGTATATCGAGAGCTGTATCTTGAGTCATAGTAGTTATTGCATTGCTTTTACCGCCTCCGGAAAGGAGACACTGTTAATTTTTTGATAGTACGAGATCGAGTCACCATGCTCATTACAAGCTCCAAAGCAACTCCAGCGATTGTCGGGATGGATACAAAATGATCCAGTCGACTCCGAGTGAAATGGACAGATCCCGAAACGTCTCCGATCCTCGCCGCCTCGTAAGTGTCCGTCATACATATCACTGATCGGATACTCCCTCGCCGCCTCGATCATCTCGTCAGTGATACTGGTCCGGTGCGGATTACGCCGAGCGTCCTCTCTCGATTTTATCCGCTTGAGCGTCTTTTGATAGTGCTCGACGGCTGATTTTATCCGCTCCTCTCTAAGTCCCTGCAGTACCCAGTCGAGCGTCTCATCTCCAGAGGGCTCGATCTTAGGATTGTCTCTCATTATGTGTAGGATATTGAGCTGACACGCCTCTTTTATATCCGGGATACTGTCCTCAAAAAGCTCCAGGGCTTTAGTGAGTCCGAGCGTCTCCGGACGGTAGTTTGGTATCTCGTACCAGCTCCCGTCGATCTCTACGCTTATTGTCGTATCTTGATCCATGGCGACTTATAGTTAGCCGGGATACTTTTGACAATTACTCCGACTCGGACTCTGGTTATATTAAAGATCCGTCCGATCATTGCATTGCTATGCCCTTGAGCTTTAAGGCTCCAGATAATCTCCCGGCGTTTCTCAGCCTCGTGATGCTCTATCTGTTGTCGTTTATCCCCTGTTAATTTTGTAGTCATCGTTATATATGATATCATACTGAGCAATGACTTGTAAACAACTTGTAAACACTTATGGATAATAAAGTAAACAAGGAGGAGCTAAAACAAAGTAACGAGGAGCTGATCGCGATGGGACTTGATCCAGTAGCAGATCCAGCGGCTCCGGATTATGTAATGTCCGGCGGTAAAAATGAGTACCCACTTTTAATAATGGAGAACGTCTGTCGATTACTCGAGAGCGATGAGTATAAAGGTAAGCTCAGATTTAATGATTTCTCACACTCGACCGAGGTACTCGATCCCGAGGGTAACTGGTCGGATATGACTGACGGAGATATTTATAATCTCCAGCGATGGATGTCTAGTGATTATCATTTTCTCGCTAAGGTCTCGAGAGATATGGTCACTAATGCCATGCTCGCTATCAGTCGTAACGTCCGAGTTAATCCTCCTCAAGATTATATCCGAGAGCTTGTCTGGGATAAAAAGCCTCGACTTGATACCTGGTTAAATGATGCGTTTGGAGCTCCAGTCGATAAACTGTATGCGTCGATCGGGAGTAACTGGATGAAAGGTCTAGTCAAGCGAGTGCTCTATCCCGGCTGTCAGTTTGATGAGGTGCTGGTACTCGAGGGAGGTCAAGGGACTAGAAAGTCATCGAGTCTCCGAGCTCTGGGGGATCCATGGCACGTCGAGACCACTTACTCGAGTGATAAGGACTTTTTCCAGGTACTCGCACGTAATACGATTGTCGAGTTTAGTGAGGGAGATATCCTCAGTCGAGCCGGCGTCCGGCAAGTGAAAGCTCTGATCACTAAGACAGAGGATCAATATCGGACTCCATACGCTCGGACTCCAGACACTATAAAGCGAGGATGTGTTTTTGCGATGACGACTAATGATACTGACTATCTCAAGGACGAGACGGGTAATCGTCGATGGCTCCCGGTCAAGCTCACTAAAGAGGCTGACGTCGACTGGATTACTGAGAATAGAGATCAGCTGTATGCTGAGGCTTATCATAGAGTCGAGGTCCTTAAGGAGACGACCTGGGAGTATCCAAAGGATGATCTCGATGAGCTCCAGGAATCAAGGACCGCCGCTGAGACTCATATGGAGGATATTGAGGACTGGTACCTGGGATTATCGATGACTAAGCGTCGAGATGGGATCACTGTTAAGGAGGTATTTATCGGAGCTATCGCTGAGATCCATGAACATCGAGCGACGCCGATCATGGATAAAAATATCGAGTGGGAGATCGGTCGGACGCTCCGCAAGATGGGTATGGAGTCAAAAACGGTCAGACTGGGAGAATTGAAAGAAAAAGTCGCTCGGAGATGGATATTTTCCGACGACACTAAGCGTCGATATAAGGGACGATGGGCTGATAAGCCGCTGGAAATTGGAGAAAAAGAGTTCTAATGATGATTATACCCTTATTTATAAGGGTATTTTCTTTATATGTGTCGTTTTGTAGTATGCGTTACAAGATTATAGCCTTATTTAGAGCCGTGTATTGAGTGGACACGGCTTTTTATTTTGTCAAATCTGGAGGTTGTAACATCAATAATAGCTTTATAAATAAGGCTGTAACAGTAAAAAAAGTAAAACCGTTTTTAGTTTTTAGTATGCGTTACAAGATTATAGCCTTATTTAGAGCCGTGTATTGAGATTTGTAACGGCAAAAGTTGTAACGGTTATTTTTTATACTACGCTCCAGCACTGTATACCTATTTATTATATATATATTTATTTATTAAAATAGACTGTTACAACTGTTACAAAAGTGATTCTAACCTTATTTATAAGGCTGAATCTTGTAACAGTAGTCGACTATAGTGACCGTTACAAACCGTTACAACTGTTACATCTCGTTTGTTGATAAATAAGGCTATTTTCAGCGACTGGGGATCCTCACACTCTGTCGGGATTAAGCGTGTGGTACTATGAGAATAGACAGCAACCAGGAGGAGTGAGATGTTTGATAAAAATGTACAGAGGCTACTCCCTCTCGATGAGAGGTTTCGACAAGCTGAGCAATATACGCTCGATCTTGATGCGGTACCGAGTCAGAGGACGGAGCCGGCGGTGAGACCGGACATGATGTTCGGATGTCCTCACCATTCGATCTTTGTTTATGGGTGTCGCTATTGTGATCCCCGGTAGAGAGGAGGTGATCTAATATCTAGGGACCGGCTACGGCTGGTCTCTTTACTTTAGTTACTCCTTGGAGCTTTCTTACCCTCTAGTTATACACACGTATGATAGTATGATATGATACTAATAAGTTATACTCAGTGATATGGATACAGAAATTAAAAGAAAGCGGCGAACGTACTCAATCGATCCAGACCGAGCGTCTGATCTAGGACGGTCTCAAATTGAGATCTCTGATGAGACTAAGCGTAACGTCAACCGACAAGATATACTCGATGTCTTAGTCGAGTTACTCGCAACCGATAAAGACGTTTATAAGAAAGTCATCAACCGACTGGGGTAATCGTGGTATTATATTTTTATGAAAAAAGATACAAATCCAGTACGACTCTCTGAGATCGACTTTCTGATCAGCACTTATGATAATCGACCTGGACTCGAGCGAGTCATCCGGTCAGTCCTTGATCTATACCCGACGGCTAAAATCACAATCGCTGACTCAGCTGAAAGTATCGACCGATCGTATTACAAATCTCTCCGGGCTGAGGTTGATGGCGTTAATCGTATCGTCGTACATCATATCGCTTACAAGGCGTCACTGGGACGAGCCTTTAATGAGCTGGTCTCTCGGAGTAAGAGTAATTATAAACTCCTCCTTACTGATGAGGATGTGATTACTACCGACACTGATATCGAGGCAATGATCCGAGTGATGCGATCAAACAAAACGATCGGAGTGGTCGGAGGTCATATCAATACTGTCGAGGAGTCAAAACAGAAAGCTCTCAAGACTGACGAGGGAGATGTCTTTACTGAGACGACTGTCGTCAATCGGTTTATGGTCCTTTACACTGATGTCTTTATCTCTCTCCGGTTTAATGAGACAGCTGACGATTTTGCGGTTGACTTTAGTAACCGAGCGAAAGGACGACTCCCTTATAAAATGGCTATGAGTGGAGCGGTGATTACAAGTGATAAGGATTACGATAATGAGGAAAATGACGAACAATCCGACGGCGAGGATACTGGAGCAAATGCCCCAGGGGATGTACAAGATCCAGCTGGAGGACCAGACACTGAGGGAGGATCCGATCTCGATAGCTCATCTAGCCGGGAAAATGAAACGGGCAAGGATACAACTCCTCGTCGGAGATCGAGTCGAGGTAGTGCTTGATCCGCATCTCGGTAAAACAACTGATCGGATCGTTTGGCGACGATAACTAATGCACACTCTCCGGAGTGTGTTTTGTTTTGAGTGTGATATCATATAGTCATATGAAAATAACAAGAGATACAATCAAGGAATTGCACACGTTAACAGATAAAGTACGGACAGCTGAGGCGACAGCGAGTGAGATCCTCCGGACCGCTCAAGATCGCTTTAATCATGTGGAGGAGACGTTTGAGCGAGAGGGTAAAGAGATTACCGTCAAGCGTAAGGTCTTATGGGATGAGGTCTTTTTACTCGGAGCAAGTGATAACCAGGCGGCTAAGATTTTACAAGATCGTCATCCGGAGGTATTCGAGGCGTACAAGGTCCAAGAGGATGCGGCTGGAGAGTTGCAAAAGTTTGTTACTGTCCAGATGGATATCAACATGAAATCGATGCGGATCTCTGATTACGTTGCTCTCACTGAGGCGATGATCGATCTTAAAATGACTGAGCAAAATGGAAAGTAAGATCCGAGCTAAGCTAGAGGCTACTCTCTCCGGAGAGATGGCGACTAACGGTCAGTATGCTCTCGAGCATATCCTGGACGCTATCGGTCGAGTCAATCCGTCAGCTGTAACGGCGAGCTATGTCCCAGGCGATCGGACTAAAGCTATTGTCAGCTCTGACATTATTGAGCTGATCACTCTCTGGAGTTACGGGTATGATCTCAAGGATCAAGATATGCGAGCTCAAGCGATGATCTGTAAATTACTGGATATAAAGATATGAGATACTTTAGTACATTCTCTGGGATCGGAGGTTTTGAGCTAGGTATTGAGCGAGCTTATGAAATCGTACGTCATGCTAACGGAGGTCAGAACGGAGGAGGCAAAAAGAATACGCCGGGAGACGGTCGGAAAGGATTACTGTCCCAGGCGAGGGAAAAAGCTAGTACCTCGAAACGATCAGCTAGTAAACGCCGTGACGACCAGTCTGACTCGAGACCATTATGTGTTGGTTTCTCCGAGATTGATAAATACGCCGCCGAAACTTATCAAAAACACTTTAAGGATCACAAAAATTATGGAGATATCACTACAATCGATGAGGGAGCTCTCCCGGACTTTGACTTACTTGTCGGGGGCTTTCCTTGCCAGGCTTTCAGCATCGCCGGAAAAAGACGAGGGTTCGATGATACCCGAGGTACGCTCTTTTTTGAGCTCGCTCGGATCATTAAACAAAAGCTCCCATCTTATTTACTTTTTGAGAACGTCAAAGGGCTACTATCTCACGACCAAGGGGAGACCTTTAGAACAATCATCGCCGCGCTTGATGAGCTGGGGTATGACTGTCAATGGCAAGTGCTTAACAGCAAAAATCACGGAGTCCCTCAAAACAGGGAGCGAGTCATCATTGTCGGACATCTTAGAGGAGTCACCAGACCAGAGGTATTTCCTTTCGGAGAAAGCGACAGCCTCAATAATGGGAAGGCTCCACAAGGGAACGACCTTGCATACTGCTTGCAAGCGGGAAACGACAAACACAGGGGAAGCTATGTAAGACAGACAAAAGATGGTTTTCATCTAGCACGTAATGATAAAAAGAAAAGCTCTATCCAGGGCACTCACGTTACCTACCCAACAGGGAAGTCGCACGCTCTTAGTACAGGACATAAACCAATGACACTTGAGGACTTACAAATCCGCCGACTAACTCCAACCGAGTGCGAGAGACTCCAGGCGTTTCCAGATGGCTGGACTGAGGGAGCGAGTGATACTCAGCGGTACAAGATGTGCGGTAATGCTGTCACGGTAAACGTAATCGCTGACGTGATGGAGAGGTTTATCAAATCTGTTAAAATCTAATCTATGGCTATAAAAAAACGAGTCAATAATCTCAAGGTCGTAAAGGATGCTACTAATCCGGAGACTCCGGAGGTACTAGCGGCGTCGATCATTGCGATCGATAAGAATCTCCAGGCGATGCGAGAGACTGGTCTGACTGACGATGGTGTTGCTGTCCTGGTTGCTGGGATGTCTCGGAGTGGTGTTACTAAGACTGAGGTCCTCCAGGTATTCGAGGGGCTGGGACGGTTGCGAGGTTATTACGTCAAAAAGTAATGGACTCAATAACCGAGGAGGAGAGTAATGAGTGGGGTCAGATCCTTGATACAATAAAAGCCTCCGAGTAAGAGCTCGGAGTTAAGTACTGGAGATATCACTGAGGCGAACTGAGTCAGTCCGTTAAACGATTGATCTTAAGTTGATACTATCCGTCTGGTCAAATGATGGGCGGTGTATCACCATAAATGACGAAAGGGTCGCTCCCGATCGGTCTCAGTCCAGTACTTAACTCCGAGCTCTTTTTGTTATGTGATAATATGATTGTATGAGTAAGAAAGGATATAGCGGTCGAAAGCCGAAAATCATAAATGGTGAGCCGGTCGTACCATATAAAAAGCGGCGTCATAATAGTACGCCGCTCGCTCCCGGTGGGATGACAACGTACGGACGTCCGGCTTATTATGCGTATCAGATCGAGGACAGTAAGCTCCCGGAGCCGGTGCCTATTCTTAATACTCCCGGCGGATGGTGGGCTAATAAATACAAAGTCGAGAAACTGATCGACGCTTTCCGGATGGACTGTAGTAAAAAAGAGGCTTGCTATTTTGCTGGTATCAGTATCTCTCAGCTCCAGAACTTTATTGACAAACATCCCCACTTTAAGGACGTGATCGATCATTGTAAGGAGGAGCTCGGATATCACGCTCGTCGCAATCTAGCGATGTCGATTAAAGTCCGGGGATCTGTCCAGACGTCTAAAGAGTACCTCGAGAAAAAAGAGCATAAGCAAACTCGTCTCGGTAAGCTAGGGATCGGAGGTGGTGCTCTGGTCGAGAATAATAACGGGATCATCTTTATGGACTTTAGTAATCCAGATCAAAAAGAGCCGGTCCCGATTGATCCGACTAAGGTGCACGTCATCGAGGCTGAGGAGGTAACTGATACTGACGATGCAAAAAGTTAACCATCATTACAAGGATTTATTTATACGACCGCCGGGAGTCCGGTATTTTGTGTTATTCGGAGCTCGATCAGCTGGTCGATCAACCGCTGGATCTCAGCTGATTAAGACTGGTCTGTTTGATACGACTAAGTATTTCCGGTGTGCGATGATGCGGTTTATTTATGGGGATATTAAAAATTCTATATTTCAAGATACACTCGACCGGATCGAGGAGGACGGATCTGATCAGCTCGAGGATTATACTCAGCATGGATCTCCGATTGGTTTTAGCTATAAGAAAAATAAAGTCGTCGGGATCGGTTTTAGAAAATCATCCAGCGATCAAAAGAGTAAGCTCAAGTCTCTCTCTAACTATAACGTCGTCGTCATCGAGGAGGCTGACGAGATTGCTGAGGATGACTTTATGCAACTCGATGACTCCCTCCGTACTAAGAAATCGGATATCATCGTCGTACTCATGCTCAATCCTCCAGAAAAAGATCACTGGATCGTCAAGCGGTTTTTTAATCTGATCGACGTCCCGGATCTCCCTGGTTTTTATGAGGCTGTCAAAAAGCCGGAGCTGACTGACACGGTAGTTATCTCGACCACTTACAAGGAGAATATCCAGAACGTAAATGAGTCATCGATCATCAACTTTGAGCGGTATAAAGAAACTCGTCCCGATTATTATTACAACATGATCCGAGGGTATGTATCGGAGGGAGCTCGAGGTCGTATCTTTAAGAATTGGAGTACCATCTCTGACGCTGAGTTTGATGCTCTCCCGTACCCGGTGACGTATGGTCTCGACTTTGGATTTAGTAACGATCCAGCGGCTCTCGTCGCTACTAAGATGCACAATAATAAAGTCTGGTTTAAGGAGTTGCTGTATGAGACTGGACTGACTAACGTCGGTAATCACTCTCTGAGTAAGCGTTTCGAGGATCTCGGTCTGACTGGTCAAGATCTTATTTATGGCGATAGTGCTGAGATGAAATCTATCGAGGAGCTCTGTCAAGATGGCTGGTACGTCGAGCCGGCTATGAAAGGTCCAGGCTCAGTAAACGCCGGGATCGACTTACTCCAGGGTCTCGAGGTGTTTTATACCGAGTCGAGCTCTAATATCGATACCGAGCGACAAAACTATAAATGGAGACTCGATCGTAATAAGCTCCCGACTGGTAATCCGGAGGATAAATGGAATCACTTGATGGATTGTTGCCGCTATGTAGTGATATCGGGACGTTCCCAATCGTTTGCCGGTTTTGCTGGGTAACAACACAATGGATATGATACAATAAGGTATGTCAAAAAAACCAGAGCAATACTTTAAAGGGAAAAGATATCTTCTACATAATGGAGAAAAGTACTTTAGTCGAGGTACTAAGAGAATGCATCGTGATGTATATGAATATTATAATGGTTTACCTCCTAAAGGTATGCACGTTCACCATATTGACGGTGATAGTTTAAATAATGATATAAAAAATCTTGAACTAAAAAATCCAGCAAATCATCTTAAGGCTCATATGACTCAGGAAAGACGAGACCGAGCAAGAATACATATGCTTAATATCAGTCCACTAGCTAAGGCATGGCATAAATCTAAAGAGGGTAGAGAATGGCATAAAGAAAACGGCAAAAAATGTTGGGAAAATAAAATCTTTAAAGATAGAGTATGCGCACACTGTAAAAAAATATATTCTACAAAAACTTTTGATTCAAGAGCTCGATTTTGTCATTTAAATTGTAAAATGAAAGCTAGGACAAGACGACTGAAAGGTCTGGCAGAAGATTATATCTTTTAAGAGTGTGATATCATGTAAACATATGAAAGAAGAAACAATAGACTTTAAAAAGCTCTTGCCTAATGGTCAATTAGTAGATCGAGACTATATAACTCTGGAAGAAATATGTCCGTCACTAAAACCCACACTGGAAGCGGTTACTAAAATTAAATTATGAACACTAAAAAAGCTAAAAAGCTCCGGCAATATACACGCCGGGAGGTACGTACAAGTCTAGGCGAGGGGATGTCAGTGTTATCAGAAATCGTCCGTCCTCGACCGAGATGGATCTCTAAGCGGATATGGATCTGGGCGTACGCTCCCCTTTTTCCTAAGCAATACCGAGCAATGATATACAAGTACCTCGACTAACGTGCTATTATTTTGGTATATGAGTTTATTCAAAGATATTGCCGGGATGTTTTCCAGTCAAAAGTACATCGGTCTCCTTTCCGGTAACTTACCATCGTCAACTCGATGGGGTGCTAGTGATTATCTCAAGGCTGTTGATATCAGTTTGTATACTGATCGAGCTATTTCTAAGCGAGCTGAAAAAGTGGGAGAGGTGGAGTGGATCGTAAAAGATAAACTCGGTGAGCCGATCCTCGGTCATCAAGTGCTCGACGTGCTCAATTTTCCTAATGACTATTACTCAGCTCCTCAGTTTTGGGGTCTCTACCAAAAGTATTACGACGTCATCGGTACGGCGTACATCGTCAAGGATATCGGGCGTGAGTTATTCGAGTCGACTCGAGTAAAGAAACTCCATCTCTTACGACCAGATATGGTCAAGCCTATTTATGCTAAAGACAACTCGTATATCGATCACTACGAGTACCGTACTAATAACGGGACCATCCGATATGAGGCTGAGCAAATCGTAATGATCTTTAATCCGGATATCTCTAATCCGCTCCAGGGTCGGTCGCTCCTTAAGTCTGGTATCCAGACAATCCAAACGGAAGTCCAGATCAGTGCGTACCATTCTCGAGTACTAGAGAACGGAGGTAAGGTCGAGGGAGTGTTTAAGTTTAAGACTCCTCGTCTGACTCAAGAGCAACTCCAGCAACTTAAAGACGATTACGCTAAAGAGTACGCTGATGCTCGGAAAGCTGGGACTCCCCTCTTTTTAGGTGGCGACTCTGATTACATTCGTACCGGTCTCACTCCGGACGAGCTGTCTTACCTTGACGCTAAAAAAATGACGCTCGAGGATATCATCATTATGACTGGAGTGCCTAAGCCTCTCCTTGGATCTTTTGATGATATCCAGTTTAGTAATGCGGATGCGGCGATCCGGATCTTTTTACGTGAGACTATTAAGCCGTTACTCGGAAATCTAGCGACGGCTCTTGATCGTACTATGGTCGCTGAGGGAGAGCGTCTGACGTTTGTCGATCCTACTCCAGAAAATCTCGAGGATAAAATTAAAGAGACTGAGAGTGGTATTAAAAATTACTTTATGACTATCAATGAGGCTCGAGCTCGTCATGGTTTCGAGGAGCTCCCAGACGGAGACGTAATCATGGTGCCGTTTAACATGATGCCGCTCGGTACTGATCTCAAGGCTAAAGCTGATGATACTCAAAAGAGAATCAAGTCCACTAAAGAAATCCTCCATCCTCTCCGGGATGAGGCGGTGCGTAAAAAGTACGGCGAGACTAAAGCTAAAAAAGAGGACAGTCAGATTGTCGGATTTAATGAGACTGTCAAATCTTATATGGAGGCTCAGCGTGATCGACTGATTAAGACTATTGATACTCGTAAGAGTTTTAAGACTAAGACTCTCCTTGATGATACGTTTAATATCGAGCTCGAGACTAAACTCGCTAAGGCGTCATTTTTACCGACGCTCGCTAGTTTACTAGCTGAGGCTGGAGATGAGGCTATGGCTCTCGCTGGATCATCTTTTGCTTTCAACGTGACGGCAAGTATTACAACCTGGATGGATAAACGCCTGGACGATGCTGGTCTGTCTATCAATACGACAACTCATAAGCAACTCGCTAAGCAATTTGAGGAAAGTTTTGCGGCTGGAGAAACTCGAGACCAACTGATCGGACGGATCGAGGCAACGTATGAGGGTATCAGTACTGGACGAGCGGCGTCGATTGCTCGGACTGAGGTACATAACGCTAATCAGTTTGGAACGATGGAGGGATACAAACAGGGTAATCTCCCGATTAAGATATGGGTGTCAGTCACTGACGCTAATACTCGAGGTAACGATCCAGATGATATCGCTAATCATCTGGAGATGGATGGTGAGGAGGTACCGCTCGAGATGCCTTTTAGCAATGGTCTGATGTATCCCGGCGACTCAAGAGGATCAGCGGCTGAGACGATAAATTGTAGGTGCCAAATATAATCGTATGGTATTATTAAAGATATAAATTATTAAGCGTATGCCTAGAATCAAATCCGGACAAAAATCACTCACCTCATTTCCAGTCGAAATCAAGGAGATCAATAAAGAGAAGTACACGCTTACAATGGTAGCGTCGTCTCAAGATGTCGACCGTCACGGCGATACTATCCTCCAGGACGGATGGGATCTTAAGCACTTTAAGAAAAATCCAGTCATCCTCAACTCGCACAATTATAACGATGCGACTGAGGTTATCGCTCGAGCGACTAAGACCTGGATCGAGGGTAAGGGTAAAAAATCTAAGATGCTCCAGACGTGGGAGTTTGCGGTTGACGCTAATCCGAAAGCTAAAATCATTTTTGATCTATACGCCGGCGGTTTCTTACATGCCTCATCTGTCGGATTTATCCCGACTGAGTTTGATAAGCAAAAAGACGGATCGACTGATTACTATACAATCAAGTCAGCTGAGCTCCTTGAGGTTTCAGCGGTATCAGTCCCAGCTAATGCGGCGGCTACTCTCGCTAAAGGTATCGGAGTCGAGATGGATGATTTCCGTAAGGTTGTCAAAGTGATTGACGAGGACGATGAGACTGAGGATGAAATCGAAACTCCAGACGAGGAGGAGACTGATGTCGATCCAGAGGATGAGGACGAGGTTGAAATTCCAGACGAGGATGAGGTTGAGACTCCAGAGGATGAGGACGAGACAGTCGAGCCGGATACAGAGGAGCAAGAGCCGGAGATCCCAGAAGAGAAAAAGATCAAGGCTCCCACTAAGACGTCTCTTTATGCTAAAGCTATCCACAAATTAAACGGACGACAAGAGATGGAATTAAAGATCGCACGTGATACAATCGAGAAAATGCTCAAGGGAGAAAGTACCGAGGTCAAGCGAGATTTTAACTCGATCATCCGGAGACTCCTCAAAGCTAAAAAGTAATACTCCCAGTCGATCCCTCTTACGAGCTACGGACTCAAAACGATTTATCCGATTTAATCATAATTATTATGACTAAGTTTCTAAAGTTTTTGAAATCCTTGACTGAGCGTGGTTACGCTACTGAGGTAGAAAAAGCGAAAGCTGTTGAGATGCTAAAAGCTCTCGATGGCGAAGATCAAGCTGAGGTCGCTGAGGCGGCTGAGGCGGTTGCTGACTTACCGGAAACGGCTGAGGAGGCTGAGGCTCAAGCGGACGAGGATGATGCTGACGGTGATGCCGTCGAGAAAGGTATCAAGGCTCTGTTTGCTCGAGAGGGAAAGCGGCTAGAAAAATCTCTTAAGGGAGATCTAGCGACTTACATGGCTGAGCAAAAAGAGCTCATGGCTAGTAAGGCTGGTGCGTACCATCCGGACGTACAAGCGAAACGTAAAGAGCTTAACAGCACTTTGCGTAAGACTGTCTCTGGTATCGTAGCCGGTGACTTGTCTCTTATCAAAGAGATGACGTCTGACGATACGGGATCTCCGTACGCTGGTTACACTGTTGACTCTGAGCTTTCAGCTGAGATCCGACACTTGATGACTGAGTACGGTGTTGCTCGACGTGAGATGGAAAGTGTCCAACTTACTAAAGGCTCATACAAAGTAAACGATCTCGTCACTGACGTAACTGTTTACTGGGTAGACGAGGGAGCGGTTGTTAACTCAACTCAAGCTGTACTCGGTCAAGAAACGCTAACTCTTAAGAAATTGGGAGCGATCGTGACTATGACGTCTGAGCTGTTGGAGGATACTGAAATCGATCTTATCTCATTTATGGCGTCACGTGTCGCTGAGGGATTCGCTCGAGCTGAGGACCAGGCTTTCTTTACAGGAACTGGATCAGCGGCGTTTGGTGGTTTCACTGGACTCCTTTCAGCGTCTGGAGTTAATGAGGTTACTCTAGCTGGTACTACTTTTGCGAGTATGAAAGCTGAGGACTTGATTGACATGGTAGACAAAACTCCATCTGGAGCTTTGGGTAATGCTAAGTATTACCTCCATCGTACTATTATGTCTGTTGTGCGTAAGCTCCGAGAGGATGCTGTCACGGCGGCTGATGGTGCTGGAGCTTTCATTTATCAAGCTCCGTCTCAGTCTGGACCGGCTACAATCTGGGGATACCCGACTGTACTGGTTGAGGCTATGCCTGGTATCGCTGATACCGCTGTCGATACATCGTTTGTATTGTTTGGAGATCTCCGAAAGGCTTGTATCTTTGGGTACAAGGGAGCTCTTAAGGTCAAGCGATTCGATGCCGGTGAGGTGCGGAACGTGGCTGACAATGCTGATATCAACTTGCTTACAACTGATCGAGAGGCGATCCGATGGACTCAGCGAGTGGGATACATTACTGTCATCCCGTCAGCGGTCACTAAGCTGACAACAGCGGCGTCTTAATCCTAAGACTCTGATGTAATAAAAGTCCTCGGTGTGGGAACCGGGGGCTTTTATTGTGTCTGAGTGTGATATCATACAGTTATGATTTTCCAAGAGAAAAAAGTCGAGGAGGGATGGGAGTATAAGATCAATGACGTCTTTGGAGTGATGGAGTTTTACTCTGATGAGAAAATTATCGTCGATGTCCTGGATGATATGGTATTATTATTACTAAGACAGAACTTGTCAGCTCTCGTCGTAAAAGGCGAGGTCAAAACTGAGCAAGGGATAGTCCGGTACACTTTCACAAAGGAACCTCAGTGGGGAGAAGTCTCTCCAGAGGAGGAGGCTGAGTGGGATGATCCAGAGGATCGAGATATATGCGAAAATACACCTACATCGACAGACGAACCGGAGAGCGAGTTTACTCGGATCTCCCTTTACGTCCGTCGTATTTTCAAAAAGTTACGGAAATCCGTGGCGGTCCTCCGGGACATATGGAGAAATCCCCAGTAATTAATAAAAAAAATGTCTGATTGTTTACAAATATATATAGATAAAACCTCGCCATATACTGATAAAGTAACTCCATATACTGATCAAGTAACTCCTTATACTCCGATTTGCTTTACTGTGGATTTCTTATTTATGGATAATAGTGACATGCTATTTATGGATAATAGTGACTTTAGTTTTATGCTATAATTTTTGTATGAGTAATTTAATTGATAAAATCCCCACTCCTTTAATTACTATCGACGGAACAGAGCAAGTATACGCTGTTAAAAATTTGTCAACAGACGTAAGATTTCCGGTCCAGCTAATAGCTGATTTAATAACAATAAATACAGCCAGAATCGAAGACGATGCCGTCACTGACGCCAAAGTAAGTGCGGCAATTCGTCTATCTTTAGGAAAGGCAGACTCAGCTCAACAACCTCCAAGTGAAGGTGCATTTGTAAACGGTGACAAGACAAAGCTAGACACTTACAGCGAAGCTAATCAGACAACTAACAACGCCAAGGTTACCTACCCAAGTGCAGACGCTACCAAAGTTGGTCACATTACAGTCACCCAGGCAGTCAACCTCGACACGATGGAGAGTGATATTGCTGCCCTTGTAAACGGGATGGTGTACAAAGGTGATTGGGATGCTTCAGCAGGAACATTCCCAGGCAGCGGTTCAGCTCAAATTGGTTGGTTTTACAACGTGTCTGTAGCCGGAACAGTAGACAGCATAGCTTTTGCTGTTGGTGACAGTATTATTGCTAAAGTAGATGATGCTTCAACTAGCACTTACGCTGCCAACTGGGTAAAGAAAGACCAGACTGACGCAGTACAATCTGTGGTTGGTCTTTTGGGCACAATTACAAAGTCAGCATTACTTGCTGCATTGAACGTGGTTGACGGAGCCACAGCCAACAGCACTAACGCAACTCTTCTTGCTCGTGCCAACCACACAGGCACACAACTAGCTGCAACCATCTCAGACTTTGTAGCTACCGTAAGAGCTACTGTACTAACTGGACTCTCTACTGCTACCAGCACCGCTGTAGTAGCGGCTGATACTATTCTAGTGGCGATTGGTAAGCTACAGGCTCAGGTGTCGCTTAAAGTTACTGGCCCAGCCTCAGCCGTAAACAATAACTTCGCCGCATTTGATACGACTACAGGCAAACTAATTAAAGACAGTAGCAGTAAGGCTAGTGACTTCGCAACCGCAGCCCAAGGAACTACAGCAGACAACGCATTACCTAAAGCAGGAGGCACAATGACAGGTAACATTGCTCTTAATGGTAACTATCTTTCAGGAGATGGAGGTGACGAAGGTGTGTTTGTGGCAGCCAACGGCAACGTCGGCATCGGGGCGAATAATCCTGGTGGAAAATTAGATATTAGAACTAGTGGTATTGGATTAAAATTAACAGATTCTGGTGGTAATGCTTATATAGAAAATAGCGACACTTGGGGGCTAAAATGGAAATTTGCTAGGGAGTCAGCAAACGCAGAAATGAATCAAGCGAATACTGCTTGGCAATTTAATATTAACCAGACTGGTGGAGGCCTAACAAAGTTCAGATTCAATAATAATAAAACAACTTCAGGTGGTGTTGCGGGTGCAATTATGGATTTGAATATCGATAGGAGCGCAGCATTTTATGGCAACGTCGGCATCGGGACGACGGCTCCCGACACCAAACTCCAAGTAGCAGGGGCTATCACACAACAACCACTATCCTCTGACCCAGCAGACCCAGACGCAGGGAACAGTGTACAGTGGGTGAGTTCGGGAGTTGGCTCTGGCGATGCAGGAGACATTATGCTTAAAGTGAATGTCGGAGGAACTACGAAAATAATCACGCTTATAGATTACTCAATAGCATAAAATATATGACAAACGAACAAGCAATTCAAATCCTTACCAACGTGACCGAGAGTATCTCACTGAGCTACAAAGACCACGTAACGGTAAAGCAAGCACTAGAGGCACTGACGGTAGCAGAAGAAGTTATCACACCTAATAAATAATTATGTCAACATTAACAATTGAACTACGAACAGGACGAACCGAAGAAGCTATCCATCTTGATACTGCACTAGCATCAGGCTACAAAGCTAAAGTAGATTCTGTCACAAAAAAAACAGCTACTGATATTGCAGATGACTGGGCAGTTGCAGGAGCAACCGATGTAAAGAAATTCACACACGAGGACGGAACTGTAGATGTAACCTACACTCTGACTACTGAGATTGATAACCCCATATCAGCAATCGACCACGGAAAAGCTGTGGTGCGGAAACGGTTTGCAGAACTTGACGCTCAGCTAGAAGCGGATACCACCAAACTAAGGGCAGAAGCTGGCTGGAAAGAATAATATGACAAAGGTATTATTGGACACAGATAAAGCAGCAGTAATCTAACGTGACCCCACTAATCCCATCAGGTAGACACTGGATAACGACACAAGACCAACCGTTTACTCTATCTGACGGGACGGTTCTTGTTGTACCTAAAGGCTTTGTCTTTGACGGGCACAGCCTAGGAGTAGTCCTTAGCGGCTTTCTCAACGCCTACAGCTACGACATGTACGCTGCTTTGCTTCATGATTTTACGTATAGATACAATATCGGCACTCGTAAGGACGCAGATGATGAGTATCTACGCCACATGGAGATGTACGGAGCTAACTTGATACGCCGCTACACGTTTTACACAGTTGTGCGCCTTGTTAGTTGGTTGTTTTGGTGATGTGCTACAATAAATTCATATGTCAGCTAAAGGATACACAAATAAAACAAATATAGAAAACTTTGGACTTATCGATATTAATGCCACTTTCGCTAGTTCTCAGTTAGACGCCTGGATTGAGGGTGTTGAGGATATTATTGATACTGAGACCGGGAGAAACTTTATAGCAGATAGTGAGGCTAGTGATCGGATGTTTAATGGTCAAGGTGACAGAGCTCTCGTAATCGATGACGCTATCGAGATCACACTTGTCGAGGTCGGACTTGATGACTTTGGAGGATCGTTTGTTACTGTCCCGGATACTGGTAGTAACCGATATTTTACTGAGCCAGCTAATCACGTCTCTAAAGAAAAGCCAGTAACTAAAATACTTCTCCGGGATCGTCTCTTTACTACTGGGATGCAAAATCATCGTATTACTGCCAAATGGGGATACTCAGTGGCGGTCCCTAAAGATATCCAGTTTGCCGCTACAGTTTTTGCTTTTGGTATCGTAAACCAACAAAAACAGGGAGGGAGTAGTGTTAAATCTGAGAGGATAGGTAACTATCAAGTTTCATACAACTCAGAGGACGGACGTGACAGCTGGGGCGATTTTGCTCGAGCGATGGATATCCTCAACGGTTATAAAAGATACTACTTATAATATGTCTAGTATCTCTCGATTATTTACTGAGTCGGTATCTGTTACTAGGATGGTCTGGGCCGGGATGACGTCGAGTGAGACCGCCGGGATTACTTTTAGTGGTCACGTCCAGCAAGCCGCTCCTCAGACAGCTGAGTCGATCGGAGAGACCTGGAGTAAAGTATTCTCGATATGGTGTCCGCTCGGTACTGATGTCACTGAGGGAGACAAGCTGACTGTCGCTGTCGGTAACTATGCCGGGACGTACAACGTACAACAGATACAGAAAAACGCTGTCGGAGAGAACGCTCATCTCGAGCTCGTCGTAACACTTACACAATGATCCTCAATATAAAACGAGCTGTCGCTATAGCGGTCGGACTCTTTATACTTTCAATCATTTTATTTATGCCGTCGACGACGGTTACTCAACCGGTGACTCCTCCAGTGGATGACGAGCCGGCTTTACTCCCGGCTCCGGAGCCTTTGATCCTCGCAACCTCGACGAGTGTCACTGAGCCGGAGCCGTTACCGCCTGGAGTTACATGCCTTGCTGACTGTCCGCTCATCGAGGCTCTTAATAATATAGTCGAGGACTTTGTACGACTGACGTACCAGGATAAGCCGGTGCTGATTAAGATCGCTGAGTGTGAGTCGACGTTTCGACAATGGGATCCATATACGGGGGAGCCACTGAGTAATCCAAACAGCTCAGCAACGGGAGCGATGCAACTGATGGCGTCATATCATCGAGAGCCGGCGAGTAATCTCGGATGGGATATTGATACGCTTGAGGGTAATCTCGCTTATGCTGAGTACCTTTATGATACTGAGGGCGTTACTCCCTGGGATGCCTCTCGATATTGCTGGGGGAGTGCAAATATGGCTTTAAATAAGGCTATATCAGATATCGAGGGGGTCTCCCCTCTCCTTCTCGCTGTCCGGTAAGAGGGTCCGGGGGAGTGATTTCGAGACACACGTCGACGGGGGAGAGAGGAGTGGTATACTTTTATATATGGCTGATCAAAACATAAAGATCATAGGACTCAAGGAGCTCAAGATGGCGGTCAAACGTCATCCAGACAAGATAAAAAAGTCAGCTCAAACGTATCTCGTCCGCTCGATGGCGGTGTATCGGTCGGGGATTATAAATGATCCCTGGAGAGTTGGTGGTAAAGGAGGAGGAGCTCCAGTAAGTAACGATCCTCGATACCAGAATAAGCGAAATAAGAAATCTCAAAAGGCTCGATCTGGTAATCTCCGGGATACTCACGTCACTGATATCCAGGCTTTGAGAGCGATGATCGGTCCTAATGAGGATGCCGCTCCGTATGCGGCGGCGGTACATGATGGATCTGATCGAGGACTCAAGGCTCGACCATGGCTCGAGTACGTCAAGGAGGATAAAGATAGTGAGATCCAAAAGCTCGAGCGTGATATGCTTAGAGATATCACAAATGATCTCGCTAGTTAATACATATGTACGAAACTTTAATCCAAAAAATAAAAGCATCGCTGACAGCTACAACCGGAGTCGCCTCTTTTAGTAACGTCCCGGGAGCTAATATCACATCGTACCCTCACGTATTTTTTAAGCCGGATGGATTTTCTAATGAGTTTCACACTGGTCAAGAAAATGAAACGGTGTACAACTTTTTAATGATTGTACTGGTATCCGCTGAGGGTACCGGAGGCTCAGCTGAGAAAGCGTTTACTGAGGTACTCCCCTCGGTTGTCGATAACATCATCGAGAAGTTTAACGCTGACTGGGACCAGGGAGTTATTGATGGTCATCGAGTCAGAGTACTGATTGACTCAGCGGCGTCATGGCAACTGTCGGAGGAGGATAAGGCTCTGGTCGCTTATGCTCCCCTCTCGCTCCAGATTAAGCTCCTTGTTAACGTCTAGGGTGTGGTATTATTATGGTAATAAATTATCAGAGATTTATATTAAAAATTGCTTATGGAAATTATAGGACGACAAATTGAGATCGGAGTGGCTACAGAGTCAACTCGAGGAACCGCTGAGACTACCGCTGACAAGTGGGGTCGTAAAGTGACTGCTAACGTAGTCGAGCGAGCATTGCACGCTATTGATGAAACTACTCGAGGACGCCTGGAGGATGGTGAGGGACGTCGAGTTGTACAACGGTACATCGAGGGAGATATGGAGGGTATCGCTCATGCTGATATGATCGGATTTTTGTTTGCTAACTTGTATGGTCTAGCGGTGACAACTGAGGTAACAGCTGAGGAGGCTTTCTCTCACGTGTTTAACCTTAAGCAAAACATCCAACATCAATCTCTGACTCTATTCGCAAAAGATGGCTCAGTCCAGCAATCTGTATACGCTAACGCAATGATCTCATCTCTTGAGATCTCAGCGGCGATCGATGATTATGTACGATTTACCGCCAGCTTTATCGCCTCAACCAGTGCCAGCAACTCAGATACTCCGAGTTACGATACTGAGTACGACTGGATCGCTCGAGACATTACTGTCAAACTAGCTGAGACAGCTGGAGGACTGACTGGAGCGTCAGCGGTAAAAGCTAAAAGTCTATCAGTCAGCTTTGATCAAGGA